TATACAGGATGCTATGATTAGAAATGATGTTGATTTAGAAAATAACCTTATTGTCAGTGGTCCAAATGCATCAGGTAAAACAACTATATTAAAATCTGTATTTTTGAATGTAATTATGAGCCAACAGTTTGGATACGGATGTTACGAAAAAGCATCTATCCGTTGTTATGATACATTTCACTCCTATCTGAATATACCTGATACATCGGGACGAGACAGTTTGTTTCAAGCAGAGGCCAGACGATGCAAAGATATATTAGATTCTATCACGGACCAACCTGAAAAGAGGCATCTGTGTATTTTTGATGAAATTTATTCAGGGACTAATCCAAAAGATGCAGTGAGTTGTGCAAAATTATATTTAAACGGACTCAATTTATATAAGAAAAAGGTAGATTACATGATTACTACACATTATATTGAACTATGCGAACATTTCAAAGATACAAAATGTATCTGCAATAAAAAAATGAATGTAAAAGAGTGTGAAGAAAAAATTGAATATTCCTATAAAATTGTAGACGGCATCTCTTATGTAAATGGAGGAACTTTTATCTTGAAAGAAATGAATTATCCAACTTATTTATATGAATCCGTACAAAACGATTTAGAAAAATATTCAAAATAAGTATATGGGTTTTTCGTCTATCTTAGACATTAGTAGTTTTTTTATCGGTATGATTATAAACCTTATTTTTGTAGCTCTTATGTGTTATTATTTTAAACGAAAGTATGATTACCTAGAAGTAGCGCAAAACGAACAAGCAAAAATATTGTATCAACTTATTCATAAACCTGTATGTAAACCTATGAGTCCGCCTCCTTCTATGGATTTTACACACGACCCACTTGTAAAGCCAATGTTTGAGAGTGATACACAGAGTGACGATGACAGCGAGAGTGACAGTGATAGCGACCATGAGAGTGAAGAAATTCAAGAAATTGAAGTGAATGAAGTAAAGGAAGATAGAAGTGATAATATACATGCTGATATTATAGACATGGACCATGAAATTAAACCTATTGAACTCCGCTCTGATGAACTTCCTCCGGGTGAACTCACTGTAGAAGAGGTAAAAGAGGAGGGTGGATTGGATATTACCATTCAATTGATAGACCACGATACCAATTACAGCAAAATGTCAATAAAACAATTGAAAGAAGTTCTATCCTCTAAAGGGATTAAGCCTAAAAATAACATGAAGAAAGAGGAGCTTTTAGAATTAATCACGAATGAAATAAAGGCTTAAGCTATCAAATATTTATGTTATGATATGTTATGTGGGCTACTGAATATACTCCAAATAATGTAAAAGATTCTAAAGTTCAAGGGGTTACGTGTGATGGTAGAATTTTTACGGACTACACAACAGAGTCTACCGTGAACGAAACTATAAAAAAACAAAATAATATTAAAACAAATGAAGAGTATCGTAGATTTTTAGTGAATCATACAAGTACTATAATACAAACAAACTATGAATCTATGATAAAGCAAAATGATACAAATTATGGAAGTAATCAAATCTCTTATGGTCCACCTAAATTATATTCTTCTGTTCAAGACGATTCAACGCCTTTTGGATACGAAGATTCTGTACCCAAACAAATGTATATTTCTAGAGAGCAACTCAACGATAAAAAGAGAAGATTAATCAAGGATGAATATTAATTAAACAGTATATCTATACTTATAAATGTATTTAAGTATAGATGTAGGTATTAAAAATCTTGCGTTTATATTGTACGATACGGATATTGTAGAATGGAAAGTGATTGAATTATGCGACAAGAGTCAAAATGCTTCAAAGTTGAATATGATTGAAGTCGGTAAGAAGTTGTTTGTTGCATTAGAATCCATCCCAAAACCAGTGGACCATATTATCATAGAAAATCAAATTGGACAAAATGCTATACGCATGAAGATGCTGCAAGGTATGATAACTTTTTATTTTATCTCAAAAGGATTCAATGATATACATTACTGGAATGCAGGAAATAAGCTTAAGCACTTTATCAAAACAAAAACAACTTATAGTCAACGCAAAAAGGCGAGTGTTCAGATTACACGTGATATTGTAGTCGCGGCATATCCGTCGCAAAAATCTTACTTTGAGACACATAAGAAAAAGGATGACTTGGCTGATTGTCTTTTACAGTTATTGGATTTTCTTAGAAAGCAAGATAAATTACCTGAATCTATTAATTTAATTTATAATGCGATAAACTTAAAGTTATAGTATAAAAGTACATCATATATGGAGGAGATTAGTTTAGATAGCCTTAATATGAATCCTTCTTCAGATTTCGGGGGTGGAATTGAATATTTAATGAATGACAAGAAAAAGGAGTTGCCCAAAGTTTCTATTGAAGAAGAATTAAAGGAGTTTGAAATGAATATTCCACCTCCTTCTCCACACATGAAACCCATTAAATTGAGTATGAGTATGGAAAATACAACAGAACCTATCAAATTAGGAAAAGATACAGCTTCTATGGATACTTTTCAGCAGTCGTCGGACGGCTTTCGTCATATTAATGATATCCCGATTGAAACGGAGATGAAAAACATTGAAGTCAAATCCAAAGAGGAAATTTTAAAAGAAAAATTTGTGATACTTCAAAAATTACAAACGTTACAATCCAAAGGTGTCAATTTGAGCAAACAATACAGCATGGAATCTTCTCTCGATGAAATGAAAGGAGAGTATGAATATCTATGTTCGGAGAAAGAACGAAAAAACAGTGTACAGTTTCAGAGTAAAATACTGACAACCCTGATTACAGGGATTGAGTTTTTGAATTCTAAATTTGACCCATTTGATATTAAATTAGATGGATTTTCTGAATCTATTAATGAAAATATTGAAGATTACGATGAGATATTTAGCGAACTTGCGGAGAAGTACAAATCCAAGGCCAAAATGGCGCCTGAACTCAAATTGTTATTTCAGCTTGCTTCCGCGGGTATCATGGTGCATATGACCAATACCATGTTTAAATCTTCTATACCAGGTATGGATGACATCATGAGACAAAATCCTGACCTGATGAATCAGTTTACCAAAATTGCAACTCAATCTATGGAAAAAACAAAGCCAGGCGTGTCTCAATTCATGAATGAATTTCAGCCGAGACAGGAACGCCCGGCTCCAAGACAAGAGCAGAGACAAGAAACTAGGCGACCTGATATGAATGGACCCGAAAATATCAACAGTATATTGAGTGGTATTAAAAAAAATGTAAACATGGAAAAGAATGACAGTATGGTCAGCTTGGAAGATGTGAGTGATATGGGGATACCTGCAATTTCAAAGAAAGGCCGAAGAAAGAGTGACAAAAGTTCCAGTTCTATTTCTATTGTTATCTAAAATCATTTAAATAATTAAAACAACTATAAATAATGGCTAAAATTGAAACGTTGCAACATATGATTTCAGACATGAATAAAAAAATGTTAGATTTATCAGAGCTCATTAAAGAGAAGAGTCTAGCCATTGAAATTACAGAATCTCAAATATCTAATTTGCAAGAAAATCTAAAAGCAGACAAAATCCAATTGGCTGAGTTTGAAAAACAGCTCACGGGCATCATTGAACTAAAAAATGAAACGGATGATTATTATAAACAAATAGAACAAAATATATCAACTCTTATGACGATACTTACGACGTCTAGAACGTGACCTTGACCTTCCTCCAAGTTGAGGTAGACTTTGTAAATAAGGATTTATCTGTTTACGAATAGTTTTTCTCAATTTTTTACATCTAGTTTTCTTTTTTAGTTCGTCCACGACGTCTATATTTTCTTTGGTAATATCTACAATCACTATTCCAAAATCTATCTTTAGATTGGTAATTTCTTGTTCGATGTCTTCACAATTACCTTTCTTACAATATTTTATTTCTTTATCATCTCCATTTATCTTATTAAAATGCTTAGTTAACCCGTCGGTATCTCTTACCGGATAATAAGAATAGCTAATCATTTTATAGTTTTTTCTAATGTCTTCTTTTGTTTTTCCGGAAGGAGGATTGGACGTATAAATCATTTTATTCGTCTGAAAAAGAATATCTACGATTTCTTTTTTTGTTTTCTCCACAAAGCTTTCTTCTTTGCCTCCAAAAAAAGATTCTGTATTAAATACATGCGTCTCCCGTTTTTCAGTTAGCAAAAAATCTACATATTGTACAAGTAACTTATTATCCTGATTTATTTTAAGGAATTCCACGCCTATGGGTATCTTGTCATTGTATAAGTTCATTTTTTTTAGGAATTCTAAAAGAGACGTTTTGTCAAAACGTAGATTTCTATAAAATTTTATCTTTGTTTCAGGCGTCAATTCTGCACTCAAATCTTTAAACTTGAACCATTTGTATTTTTCATAGATGTGTAAATTCATAATCTGGTTCACTTTTCCGTTAAATTTGCTATTCGCTTCTCGTGCGATACGTCTGTAATAGATAGTATTTCCTACCAATTTTGTCTCAACGACAATCTGTCTAGGAATAGATTCATTTTTACTATCTTCTTCTTGTGCTTTTTCAGCTTTTTCCACATCCGCAAATTCTACACGTTCTTTCTCTCCTTTGGGCTTTTTATACTCTGATGTGAGGCCGGTATATTCTCTGAAGATATACTGATTTGTCAATCCTTGCTTCTCAATAAAATATCCAATTCTTACAGTAGCAGGATCATTATTTTCCATTAGTTGATATACATAATTAGAACCCGGTCTTATCTCATCATAAATGTCTATATTATCTGTATTATTAATTCTATAATAGATTTTGAAGAAAGATTGACTGTCGCTTGAAGAAGTTAGTTTTAAATACTCACGATCATTTGTCTTTTTGTAGATGTCTAAAAATTGTTCTAGTAGATTGAAATAAGGATTTAATTTAGTTAAATAAACCCCATATCCATCTGCCTTGAATTTACGTATGGCTTCTTCCTTGGTCAGAGAATCTATAGGGTCTTTTACTTTGGTTACCTTTGACCCAAGTTTTTCAATAAATTTAACTACAATAGAATTCAATGCCTTCTCTTTTTCAAGGCTGAGTTTTTTGTTATAATAACCTGTAAAGAATTGAGAGTTTTTATCCACTGTACAGACAATGCTTTCAAAACGTGTTTCTTTTGATTCAACGACTCCTCTAATCGTGGTCTGCTTTTCTTGAAGGATATACTCAAGAGCTCGTGTAAAATAAGTTGTCAATTCAGAAGAATATTCTTCTACGGATTCTTCCGCATCAGAAAATGCAGGCACAAAGAAATATACGTTATGCTCTTTATCTTTATTAAATTGTATTTTTGGGTCTTTTTTAGCTAAAATAAGGCTATAGATACTTCGTATATTAGGAAGCAACCTTTTTGTACTGTCTGTATCTTTAAATACAGGAAATAAAAAAATGGTTTGTCTTTTATTTTTATAAAGATTTCCAATCGTCTTACCAAACAATATGTCAAAAAAAAGCTTATCTAAAATATAAGGTTTGACTTCTTTTTCTTTTTTTTTATTTTCTGCTTCTGATTCTTGAACATTTTTGTCCTTGTCCTTTTCTTTTCCCTTTTCTTTCGCCTTGTCTTTTTCTGTTTCTGTTTCTTTATTCGTATAAGGCTTATATTTTTCCGTATAAGAGGTTCGCATGTCTGTATAGTTTTCATTAGGGTCTATTTGTGCAACGGCCGCATCCAAGTTTTTAAGAAAATCAGCATCTGAGATAGATTCGCAATATACACTAGAAACATATCGTTCTAAGTTCATACAATAAAGAGTTAAATAAAATTCTCTTTATATAAAGTATTCTTGATGAGGTCATCCTCTTCGCTTGCTTCTTTATTTTTTCTGGCCTTTTTAAGGGTATGAATTGCATGATTTACTTCTTGTTGTGTAACCTTTTCGCCTAACTCTTCGCGTAGTTCTTTGTATTTTTCAGGTATAATACAGTAACGACTATTTTCATTAAATAAATAATCCACAAATACGATGAACACCGCGGTAAGAATAAGAGAACTGAATATGTCTCGGGTTCCTACCCATAAAATAGAAAAAATAAGTAATTGTCTACCTAATGTATATTTCAAATAACTTTCTTGAGTATGACTCAGTTCTACTACGGCATATTTTGAACCAATGTTCATAATAAGCATGACTATACCGGCAAAAAATTTGCTGTCGTTTAATGAAAAGAGTGTTTTTAAAAATAAAGAGGGAGTTTTTTTTATAGATTTACGTTTAGACATATTATAGTTCATTTATAAAAAAAATATATCACTTTCTAATAAAGGTATGTCTCTTGCTTTGTTTGCTTCTCCCATAGAAACTAAAGACGATTATTTAGAAAACAAGATAAACAAGGAAAAAATGAAGCTGAATTATGAAGCATTACAAACGCAGTTACAACCCGTCTCTGCTCATGGGGCGTACAATACAATGAATGGTAAAGAATCCGACTATAACCTGAACTCGGTCTATAACATACATAAAAATTTGAAAGAAGAGAATGATAAAGAACTTACAAATTTTTATCAAAATGAAACCGTTGAAATCGCGCCTCATATAAAAACGAATCAATATTTGTTATTAGATGAACAAGATAGAGTACCTAAGAAGGATATAGATGCAGATTTGATACATAAAATAGATAAACTTATGGAGATGATGGAAGAACAATCTGAAATCAAAACAACAAAAAAAAATGAAGAAATTGTACTCTATTGTTTTTTAGGTATTTTTACAATCTATATTCTTGATTCTTTTGCTACGATTGGTAAATACAGTCGCTAAATGCAAATACTACATTATTTATACTGAAGAACGCAAACAGACATGGGTATAGAAGCATATTTTAAAGTTTTGATATGCTTAAATCCTTCCGCTTTTGCATCGTAGACGAGTTGTTGTTCGGTGTAAGGGTATAATTGTTGTATATTGGTTCGTTCGTGAGAACGGTCTTTTAATGTCTCTGTGATTAGATTATCTTTTAATTCTACAATGTATTCATAATTTGTCTTAAAATAAGAAGAGGGAGTATGATTTACAAGCTTAGACACCGGAAAGGTTCGGATATCCGTAAAACAAATAAATAAATACCCTCCGTGAATCATCCATTCTTTCAGGATTGAACATAAATATCTTACATTAGAAATCGTATGTAATGTAAACTGTGGAACTATGATATGGTTGAATTTATTGGCTGAAAACAACGAGACATCCTCATACGACCCGTGTACGAACTTATTTTTTGGATATTTATATTGAGACATTTGTACCATGGATTTAGAGGATTCTAGACCCGTTGTTTTTGTATTAGTAGACAACAATTGAACCAGATGACCCGTTTTTGAACCTATGCAAAGTGTCTCACCATAAGTATATAAGTAGGGTTCAATGAGGGTGACAAGTTCAACCGAATAAGGAATCGTCAAAACAACATCGTCATACACAAACGTATAAAAATTATCATATATATTTTCATTTCTATACACTTTAGTAAGTAGTGTATTTT